TCGCGGTACTCCTTTACTTTCTTCATATCATCAACCATACGAGATAAAGACCATAACTCTGGGTGTTCTGCAAATCCTTTAGCACCATTTTCGGCCTCTGGTTCGGACCACCCAGCATAGTTGATAAGGTAATACTTACATATTATTCTTCGTATATCTTCTTCTGTCGGTTTAATCCATTCGTTTGTGTACCCGCTGTAAATAGCATTGTACTGATTGAATTTATAGCCGTATGCTATATTTGTTATATTCTCAAACATAATTATCTATCTGTTGTTGTAACATCAGTTATTACTCCACTTGAGTTTATATTTGGATACCAAGTTTCAGTTATTCTATCATAGTATTGGTATTCGTTATTACTATTTGGATTTTGATACAATTGGAAATTATGTATCAATGTATTATTACTGTCATAAATTCTGACATCACTTGAATGCCAATCTGGAACTGGTGTATATGGTGCAACAAACTTAAATACGTAGTCTTTAGTTGTACAATAGTTTTGTGAAGCAACACTTGTGGTTTGGTCTAATATTGTAGTACCGCTTATATCAACAATCTTTGCCCTACCAGTTGTACCACAGCAAAGTCTCATAGTACACTTTCTACCATCGTATGCTGTGTTTATACCACTACTCTTCATAATACGTTTATCATAGTCGGTTGATTTAACTGTTGCATTTGTAGTAGAATTAGGATAGTGAATATCAAAAAAGAAACCTCTTTGATTTAATCTAACTTCCATAGGACTAGTATTTGTTTGAACTATAATAGCTGTGCTTGTATTTGCCGTAACAGTACCATAATAATCAAACTCCAAGTAGTAATTATTATTCCACCTTGTTGGTAATTCAAACTGATAAGTACCGTGCCACCAATTCTTTTTGGTAAAGTCAATTGAAGGATATGAAACTGACAATGTCTTATCTGCAGTAATATCTGAATGGACTATTGAGGTGGCTCTAATTACAACCGTATCACCACTTGCACCATTAATAGCAGTTAATACACCAGTACTACTATCAATACTTGCATATTGAGAACCAGATACTATACTCCAAGTTACACCAGTTTCTGTTGTATTTGATGGTGTATAATTTACTGTATAAGTCGCCGTAGCAGTAACAGTTGTTTCTCCAGAGATTGATATACTTTGTAATGGTATATCCTCAACAACAGTCCAACCAATTGGATAACCTTTGGTAAATGTTTCATAACCACCACTTATTGGTCTTTGATAATTCTGCTCCCAAGTTGTATTACTATAGTTATAGAATGTTCCACTTCCCGAAACATTCCAAGCAAAATAACTAAACTTATCATAATCACTTGGGTCACTTGGATAAGGAATGTAACAAGTAATTTCATTCAAGTTTCTACAATTTTCAAACATTCGTTCAAAATTACCATCACTCATCATAAGTGTAGGTGCTTTAGTTAAAGATGTACAGTTTTGGAACATACCTTGACAATTAGCATCTGTTGTTGTACTTGAAGCTAATATTATATCAGCATACGTCAGTGCTGAACAATTTTCAAACATATATGGCGCACCATAAAAAAATCCATTTCCTAAATTACTTGGTACATCAGTTAAATTAATACAATCTTTAAATAAGGCATAATACAACCCTCTTCCTTGAATTGGTGGAAGTATAAACTTGTTAACGTGAGTTATTGCACTACAATTATTGAATAATCCAGCAAATACATAGTCATCGTCATATGATGAAATATTATCAACATAATCACCAGCAATGAGTGAGTTTACTTTTCCCCCGATATTTACATTACCATCTATAGTTATTCCACTATAATATCCAGATGGCCTCTTTCCTCCAACAGCAGAACTATCAGTTATCCAACCATTAACAAGGTTCATTAGTGAAGGGTCATTTATTCCTTTGAATAGAACAGCTTCATTTTGCCGTATAGTCAAAGTCATACCAGTCGTAAAAGAATACCAATTTACACTATCGTAAGAATAGTTGATATCCCACTGTCTTGTTTTTTGGTTGTTAGCAAGGGTTACAGTTGAAGTTTCAGCATTTGATTGAATATAGAGATATTGTATCATATTCTTATTCCAAACCAATGTTGAACCTTGATATGCTTTTATATATCCAGTAATGTTGTTATTATATAATTCTTCTGCTATCCACATATTAGTCGGTAATTAAGTAAATAACTAAAGGGTCTTTAGTCGTTAATGCGTCATATTGCGCTTGGGTTAGTGATTGTGTTGTTACTGAAGGTACATTCACTGTTACACTATTCCAACCACCATCAGCTTTAGTATATGTATCATTTGCTGTAAATGCTGTTGAACTCAATGGTACACTTGCTCGGCCTTCTGCATATCCATCAGTATGTCCAGACGCGTATCCATTCTGGAACCCGTCGGTAGAACCAGAAGTATAACCACTTGTATAACCAGAGGTCCAACCACTTGTGAAACCGCTTTCTACACCGTCAGTGTGACCACTTTGATAACCCTCTGTGAATCCAGAAGTATGACCGCTCGTAAAGCCACTATCAAAGCCTTCTCCGTATCCGAATGTATATCCGCTTGAGTAACCACTCGCTACGCCATCAGTATGGCCGCTTTGGTATCCATCAGTAAATCCGCTCGTATGTCCAGAGGTAAATCCACTTTGGAAACCTTCATCATATCCTACAGTATGGCCACTTGTGTATCCATCATTGAAACCATCGGTACGACCAGATTGATAACCCTCTGTAAATCCAGAAGTATGGCCACTTTGGAAACCATCAGTATAACCGCTTGTGTATCCGCTATCAACCAATGCTTGTTTATCTATGTTTACTATAGCTGTAGCATCGTTTGTTACGTCATATGTACCATTATCTGTAAACTCACTCACCCCAGTAGGAGTAATGCCAGTTGGTACTTCAACTATTATCTCATTCCAACCACCTTCAGACTTGGTATATGTACCATTTTCAGTAATTGAAGTTGAAGATAAAGGAACACTTTCTTCTCCTTCCTCATAACCAACCTCATATCCGTGGCTATAACCACTTGTATAACCACTCTCTACGCCATCAGTATGGCCACTTGTATATCCTTCAGTAAATCCACTTGTATGACCACTCGTAAAACCACTTGAGAAACCATCTGTGTAACCACTTGTGTAGCCAGATTGGTACGCCCCTTCTGAGCTTTCATTATAACCGTCAGTCCAACCGCTTGCATAACCAAGTTCATAGTTGTCAGTATATCCACTTATGATATAGAGTGTATTTTCATCAATGGTACCAGCTGATACCATAGCGTCATATTCTTCTTTTGTCACTTCGACAATGTTACTACCGCTACCACCACTTACTGTTACATTTACTCTCTCATAATCCTCACAGTTGTAATTACCGTTGGTAGTGATATATAATGTACGTACCATTGAAGGGCCTTCACAATAATCAAGACCATTTGTTGCGTGTACGTTAATCTGCATCCAAGCACCCGCACAAACATCAACAAACTTCAATTTAAAAGGTGTAATAATGGCGTTATAAAACTCATCAAGAGTAATAGCACCACTATCGTATATATTGTGAAGGATAAGTTGAAGTGAGTTCATCGCTTGACTTTGTATTTCAAGCTGGTTTGAAGCATCCTCATTCAACCTATCGGCATAGTATACATAGAAGCTGTATACCACATCATTCTCCCTCTTGATAACGTTAACATTATCGAAGTTAATGCAAGGGTATCTCAACTCCTTCGTATTCATATTCTCATACACAGAGCCAACCATAACCGTTGGGTTATTGAATTGACCTTCTGCATACTTTTTTAATTTATTTACAATTTCTACAAGTGTCATTATAATACTGTTGGTAATCTGAATGAATTAGGGTTAGAATGGAAGTCACTGCAGTCATCGCACTGACAATACTCTGGGTATATATTACTGTTAGCCTTCAAGAATTTGCTCATTCTTGTAGCGTAGAAGGCCGCTTTATTACTGTAGTACTGTTCAAGTACTTGAACGTCCTTGAGGCCTAAATTATATACCCTTTCGTCTTGAGTTTGTACCACTCCCAAATTTCTCGTTTTAAAGGCAATTGGAAGCTGGATAAGGGAAGTGACCATCCACTCCAAATAAGGCGTTATATAGCTGTCTAAAAGCTTCTGATAAGCCGTATTTGCAGTGATACTATCATCTTCAACAAGAGCACAGATTTTATTAAGCAATTTTGTGCCAATCAGCTCTTGAAGATGTATGTCTTGAGCAAGCTCTATCGCTGGTTGAAGAAACTCTGAACCAGTGTTATCATTAATAAGGCTGTCGGCCTTTAATGTTGTTTCTGAAATCAAAAATATACTTGTCATTATACAGTCTCCTCTTCTTTAACTTCTTCCTCCACTTTTACATCATCAATAGCGAAGGGTTTAATTATAATTGCATTATCAAGACCAAACATTACACTGAAGGCCCTTTGAATGGCTTTTTGATAAGGCTTGATTACGGTACGATTAAACAATGAAAATGCGTCCATAAACTCTTGTTTGTTGAACAATGAACCTTCTACAATATAACCACACAATTGAGGTTGTGTACGGAAACCTACAAAGATATTTTTTACCGTATCTTTAGCAAGTTGTTGGTAACGCTTATCAAAATCTCCAGCACCAAGTCTGGCCACTGTCATTTCTGTTTCCTTATTATCATTGAAGTTCAACATGAACCTTGAGGCATTATTACTTCCAGTGAATTTCTCAGCAAACTTACGTTCAATTTTCTTTTTCGTCTCTTCGTCTACATCACCACAGTTGAGGTTGATGATACAGCTTGAATTGAAGTCGTTTAATACGCTATTAAGGTGGAAGTTGCTAATCTCTGTTGAAGTACGAATATCACTCAAAGCACCTATATACTGAGGTATAGGGTATGTCTTGCTTTGTGGTGTCATCTGTGACTTGAAATAGAAGATACTGTTTTTTTGAAGTTTCTCCCTATCAAATCTTGCTATCTTCTTGGTCTTTGCATTGTATTTTGTCCAATCATTTGAATAGAATACGTATTTACCATCTTGTGATAAGCGGCAGTTAGCAAAATCAAGGTTGTAGATTTCCTTGATACGGTCTTTCTCATCCCTAAAAATTTGAATAGCAAAACCATCAAACAAAAGGAAGTCAAACACCGCTTTTTCAAGTACGTCTTCCATATCCTCATAGTCACCATTTACTTTGTTGGCAAAATTACCGATAGCGTCGGACACAATTAAGCCATTGCCTACTATGTAATCCTTCATTTGTTTAATGATACTCTCCATTACTGCAGAATGGTAGTATAAATCAAGAATATATTGAGGGAAGAGGTTATCATTACCGTAGTATACATAATCCCTTCTATTATCAATAACCTCTACCAAATTAGGTGTAGGTTCAATATTATCCGTTAGCGAACTAAATCGTAAAGTCTCTTTATTATCCATTTTACTTTTTATCTATTATATATCTTTATTGTACGTTGTCTTGTATAGTACTTTTTTTCTACTGTAGGCTCTTCAATCTTACCGAACTGAAGAAGGCCCGTGGCAACAAGTTCATTGTCTTCAGCGTAAAGAGAATAGTTGTATTCACCATTCTCAATATCAAGGGTAATTGGGAATAAATAATATAATGACGATGCCATTGTATCGGTAACGTCATATTCGTATTCTGTATTAGTAATTCCATTTTTCAATACAAGGGTGTATTGTATAGTTCCTTTAGTGATATTACAAGGAATGACTATATTTGTGCTTGAACTATCTATGTAAATCATATAAAATATCGTATAACTATAGTTATAATATAACCAATAATACATATGGACACAAAAAACCTCGACCCAAAGGGCCGAGGTCCAAGTTATTAGCGATTAGGTATTAGTCTATACCAATTGAAGCTAAATCAGAAACAGTCATTTCTACTTCCATAGGAAGACCCTTGCTGAAGTCAGTAAGAGTGATTGTATAACCGTTGCGGTCTCCCATAGCAGTACCAGCTTCACCACCAGCAGCAGAAGCGCTTACTGGGTTGTCGTAACCCATATAGAACAAGCGGTCATTGCTGTCCTTTACGATAACGACTGTGTTAGATACTGTAGCGGCCATAATTTGAAGTCTCTTAACCTTCTCCATTTGTGCAAACACAAGGCTGCAGTCATTTTGGAAGTAGAGAGTACCATTTTCCTCAGAGATTGTAGCTGTTGAAGTAAACGTACCAGTCTGAGCTGCAAACTCCCACTTTTGGAATTTAGCTGTACCACTCATTGCAATGCTTGTAATAGTCTCGCCAGTAGAAGCAGTAACACCACTAATTGAATCAACATCAGCAATATAAATTGCCTTGATACCACCAGCATTATCCTTACATTGTTTTGCAATAGCAGCTAATGTATAATTGCCACACTTCATAGTTATTTTCGTATATTTTGATTAAATTATTATTCCAATTAATGGTAGGTGGCCATATTACCACCTACCGTTGTTTACATCACTAAAGATTAGGCTTCTGCCTTGTGGTTGATAACAGCTTCACTTGGGTAAGCGAATTGTACACCACAGATGAAGGCGATACGGATACGATATTCGTCGTTGTCCTCTGAATACCAAATCTTGAACTCTTCTTTGTCACCAGCAAGGTCACAGCCATAGAATGTGTGTTCTGGAACAAGAGCTACGATAGTGTCAGCACCTTCAAGACCAGCAACACCCTTAACAAGAGTATTTGTAGCTGGGAGAATCATTTCGAACTTCTCATCTACGTCGCGTTGATAGTGGAACAAGTTCTTAGCGGTAACTTCAAGAACAAGGTCACGGAAGTCAGCGATAGATACGTAGATACGTGCGCTCTTCAAAGAAGCAGCTGGGATTGCGCGATAAACAGCAAGTACACGCTCATAGATTGTAGCGCTTGAAGCTGCAGTTACGTTAACAGCACCGCCAGTAGCACCAGTTGTTTGGTCAAGTAAGCGGATAAGACCTTCAGCAAAGCTCATATCACCCGTAGAAGCGGTGTTACCTTGCCAGATAAGCTTCTCTACCTTCTCGTTTACGTTGTCAACAAGCTTGTTGCAGATTTCTTCCTCAAAAGGAAGGTTCTTACGACCAGCACCAACTTGAACTTGGTAGTTCATCCAATATTCTTGCATCTTATTTTGGCAAATTGAAGTCTCAATCTTAATAGAAGCTGGCTTCATATTGCGTTGTGTAAACTTGGTTGAACCAGAATCATTCCAACCACAGTTGTGACCGTCTTGGAAGTAACCCTCTACGTCGATAAGATTAAGAGCAGTTTCACCCTTTACACCAGTCATAAGTTCAAATTCTCGGGCAGACTTAGCGTCAAGACCAAGCTTTGAAATCAAAGGTAATCTTTGTTCGTCCACATATTTTGTGAGACCACTTAATACAGCACTCATTTTAAATATTAATTTTTTACTTTTTAATTATTTATTATACTTTTTAACGACCTCTGCAAGTGAAACTGTAGCAGTGGCCTCATCATTTTGCACTTCTCTAAATGCTGGAGTTTCCTTTTCGAACTCCTCTTCTTTTACTTCTTCTTTTACTTCTTCCTCAACAACTTCCTCTTCTTTAGGTTCATCTTCCTCTTTAGGTTCGTCAACGTCAACGTACTCAACGCGTACTTCTTTCTTCTCGCCAAGAGTAACATAACCTTCTTCATTAATTGAAATTGCATAGCGGAAAAGATGTTCTTTTTGGTCTTCTTCATTCCATTCAGCGACTATAGCGTAGTCATCACCATTTTCTACCAAGTATCCCCAGATATTAGCGTCTGCAAGAGCAGAATAAATATTTTGCTGGATTTCTTGATATGAAGCTTCAAATTGAGCCTTTACAGCGTCGAATTTGTCCTTCTTTGTGGCTTCTACTACAACCTCTTCTTCAACAGTTTCCTCTTCCTTTTCCTCTTTACGGATTTCTGACACTTTACCTTCAGCAACTACAACAACGTCACCATTCTCAAGTACATATTCTCCATCAGAAGCGGCTTGGATTTCACCGTCTACCTCTTGGAACACTTCTACACCTACTGCCAATTCTCCATCACTGATAAGCGTGCCTTTGTCAGTTGATACTTCGGCAAACTTTGCGATAAGTCGGGCTAAGGATAATATCTTTACTTTGTCCATAGATTATTATTTTAGTAATTCATTAATTATTTTGTCTATTTCGTCTTCCTCTACCTCTTCCATCTGTTGTTCGGTAGGTACTTCTAACAATCTGAATACACCTTCAACACTGAAACCTTTGAACTCACCGTTTTTAGCCGCTTCCCAAACATCATCATTCTCTACCTTGTAGGCTGTGAACAGTGAACCATCCTCAATGTCTTCGAAGTTTTTAGGGTTAATACCATTTTCAACGTCCTTGAAAAACATCTGTGTCATGTAAACACCGTCTGTATCCTCAGAATGGTCAAGATTTACTTTGTTGAAGTTGTTTTCTTTTGCAAAACGTTCGTTAATATCCTTTATGGATTGCTTATCAAACACTACATAGTACTCGCCTCTCTCCTTATCCCTACGGTAAATAGGATAATCGGCCCTAATAGCACAACCGAATACAATTCTTTGCTCTTCATCAGTCTCAAACTTGAATGGTTGTGATGGTGCTTGTTCATCAAAGCAAAGGAAATCACTTTCTACAGCTGGAGAATGCACAAGACTTATCTTCTGCACTCCTTCCACTTCGTCATCTATGTATATTTTATATATTGGTAACATATTCAATAAAATAATATATTATTTATCAATTATTTCCATTTGTCCGTTTTCAGATAACCGATAAACCGCTGATTAATAGCGGTTTTCGGTCTCTTGTACACTTACTTTATTACCTACGTTTTGTATATCTGTTTCTGACACATATACGCGTTGTGTACTGATGGTATCTTCCAAGCTTGCGCCTTGTACGTCTTGGGTGTACTGCACTGGGGCATTGATAGCGTTGATAGCAGAAGAAGAAGCGTTGAATGATGTATTTGCATTACTACCACTACCTTTACTATTATATTGCTGTTGTGAAAGTTTAACGATATTAGCAATACCAGCGGCTGTAACAGCTGCAGCATTAGTAATACCTAAAGCCATAGCTATTGCTGGACCAACCATTGGTATAGAGTTGATACCAGTATTACCAACAGCACCCATATAAGCTGAAATAGCACCAGTGATTGTATTAATAGTAGCAGAAGCAATATTGAAGGCTTTAGCGGCCTCGAATTGTTCCTTGTTATTCTCATCCATCGTATCAGCGATAGAACCAAAAATATCAGCAACAGCATCGGCCATATCCAAGGATACATTTACCGTCATTGTGTGTTCTTTCTTTCTGGTCTCAATACGCTTTTGTGTCTCTTGAGCCTCAAGTAAAGTACGTTGGCTATCAATTAAAGCAATCTGTTGGTTTACATTAGCTAAATCTTGTATATAACGCTTTTGTTCATCTTCTGACAATTGATTGAAGAATATCACGTCATTTACTATACCTTCAAGTACCTTTTTACGGTCCTCTGCACCTTGCATTTGAATATCAAGAAGTGCTTGTTGGTGAGCAAATTCTTCTTCCTCTTGTGCCTTGTTCAGTTCATATACTTTGAGATTTCTAAGCTGTTCGGCTTTAGTTAAATTATTAACAATTTGTTCGGTATTTGTAGCTGTAGAAATTTCTTGGTCTATTTTTTGATTAGCTTTAGTCTGTTGAAGTTTAGTAGCTTGGTCTATAACCTTTGCATTATCAGAAAGCCACTTTTGTACAAGTAGGTTATATTCTTCCATTGTAATCTCACCATTCTGTAAAGCTTCGAAGAATACTTTTTCACTCTCCTCAAATTCTTTCTTGAGTTGCTTCAACGGTAATGTTGTGTCACCTTCTGAAGCGGCCCAAGTAGCTAAGGTCTTTTGAATAGTCTCTAACTCTTTCTTTCTAGCCTTCTCATTTGCTTCAAGTTCCTTGGTGTTTTCCTTTAACTCCTTCGCTTCAGCCTTCCATGCTTTTGTTTGTTCTGAAGATACCTCATAAAGAGCTGCTTCTGCTTGTGCCATCTTCTCATAAGCGGCCACAGTAGCTTCATTTTCCTCGGTGCTGTTAGGAGCTTGCTTATCTCTCTTAACAGCTAAATCATATTCCCTCTTTGCAAGGTCATAATTACGCTTTTTAATGGCGTTGTTTTCCTCTTCAATCTTCTTTGCAATCTCAGCTTGTTTTGCCGTATCACCAACAGCTTGTTTGTATTCCCTCTGCAGTTTGGTAATCTGTACTTGAGCTTCAGCATTTTGCCTACGGACATCCCTTGACTTTTGTTGAATAGCAACTTCCTCTTTAGCAATTTCCGTGCTTTCAGTCATTCGCTCATTCACCTTCGCCATTTGGTCGGCCAGCTTATCCAAACCAAGAGCGCGTGCTCCCTTCTCAAGCAATTCAAAGGTCTTAGAAGCCACTTTAGCAACTCCACTGAAGGCTTTACTTAAACCATTGGCAATAACGTCTACAAGCTTACCTATTGCAGTCTGGAGAGCATTCACAATACCTTGGAATGGTGCAAACGCTACCTTTAATTTGTTAACGGATTCCTCATTCTTCTTAAAGGCTTTTACAAGACCTTGGATGACCAATACGAATGCAGCAATAACAGCGAAAATAGGGTGTGCCTTGAGTAAATCAAAACCACTCTTAACACCCTTTGTGCCGTTAGCTAAAGAAGTAAAAGCAGCACCACCTTTACTACCCATTGAAGACAGCGCACTACCGAAGGCATTGGCATAATCACCGACATTACGCTTGAAATCACCTATAGCCTCATCTTGTTTCTTCAGATTTTCTTGTATTTTAGCTATCTGTTTGGCTATATTGTTCTTTTCAATACCATCGGCCATTAATTTGTAGGTCAATTTGAGTTGTTCACACTGCCTTTCAAGGTCTTTATAGGAGCCAGTAGCGACGTTGATAGTATCGGTACTACCCTTCATAGCTTGCTTGAGTAAGTTTTGGGCGTTAGCAAGTTCATCAGAAGCCTTTTTAGCTCCCTCTGAACCTACTGCCTCTTGGTCAAGAGCCTTCTTTAACTCGGAAATCTCTTTCTTCAAATCCGCAATGGTCTTAACTGAGTTGCCAGTGTCGACCGTCATAAGTATTTTGTTTTCAGTTTCCATTTTATCTTGTTGTATATCCAGTTATATCTTGAACGGTGATAAGGTCCACCTTAACCTTCTGATTAGTTACAGCGTCGTAATCGTAGATTTTGTTCACTACGTACAGTTGATTTTCGATTTTAATAAAGTCATTGAAGTTAAAGTTAATGTAATCGTATGGTGTCAAGTGTATGTAGCAAGTAACAATCTTGTTATTTCGGTTATAACGCTCGTTTATATACTTCTTCCAGAAATTTTCATATATACCACTCATACCAATGTACTGCATTGGCCAACAAGTGTAATTTTTCATTGGTGCGGTAAAAATACATACGTTGTAATTGTTATCCTCAATATCCAAATAAGGGTAACTTGGAACAGATTTTGAATTTTCTGATTGTGAATAAAAATATGTATTGTTTTTCTGTTGAAGTACAGTATCATCACTAATTTTTGCTTCTCTCATACTAAGGTCCTCACTAGTATCAAAAATATGTATTCCCCTCATAATATAAAAAGCACCAAATTGTTTTACATAGTTACCATCATCGTCAGCCATATGTACGTAAACTTCATTTGGTAACGTATACAATATTCGTTTGTTCTCGTATAAATTAGTCCAAGAAAGTACATTAGGTGAATATGTTAATGAAGGTGATATTCCAGAAAACAGTTCATCGGTATCACTATTGAAGTTGTATTCAGTAATGATTTTCTTTTCACCCCAGTCTTGACCGTACTCTTCTCGATACTGTTTACCAAGTTTTGTTTCGTTATCCATATAATTGAACAGTACATATTTGTTTTCCCAACTGATTGGTTTAACAGAAAACTCTTTATCGGTACATACCTTGTCGGTCCAATCCTTCACTGTGTAATTCTCAAAGTACTTGTAAGAAGGTATAAACTTCAACGTCTTGGTATAAACGTCCGCGATAATTAGGATACGATACATTTTGCAGTAGTTGAGAATAACGTCAAACAAATTGTAGTCGTTATTCCATAAATTATTCAATGTGAAATACGAATAACTTCTGTTTGACAGTGGGGTAACTTCGATGTTCAATTGATTTATTTGGGCATTGACTTGAATATTACCAAGTGTAACAGCACCCCAAGCATTACTTGAAGTCTTATATTGCCACAATGAAGCATAATTGTATCCAGAAGCACCGACACCATCGGCTTCTACAACAAAGGTAAAAGCACTTTGTGCCAAACCACCAGTCAATCCAAGTTCAATGTTGTTTGCTGTTACAGAAACAGTGTCACCGCTGTAACG